GCGTTCCTTAACAGGTGCATATAACTCACGTGCTTTAGCTGGATTATCTTTAATCTCACGCATAGTCATGCCAGTTGCAGCAGTAAGGTATCTAGCACCTACACGATGATAGCCTTCTTCATTACACAGGATGATGCAGTTAGCACCTTGATGTGCAAAGCCACCCGGAGCAGCAATTAAGCTGGCATGAAAGGATGTCTTGCCTGTGTTCGGTCTAGCACCTACCTCAATCAAGTGTCCAGCATTAACACCTTCCACCTTACGTGTAAGGCTTGCAATGTTGAACGTCCAACGTGCTTCTAGGTCATTGCGTGATAGCAGTGTTTCAATGTCAATATCATCCCACTCTACATTTAGGTTGGGGGTGAAGTCATCACCATACTGCTCAAGTAACATACGCAATGGCTCAAGACTAGACTTGTCACCATTCACATAGTCAAAGCCAAGATTAGCAATGTCTTCACCAACAACCTGCTGAAACAGTTTAGATAACACCTCTTGTGCTACGTCACTGCCCATTGGTTGCTCTTGTTTAATCTTATGAAACAAAGAAGAGTACGCCTGCTTCTGTGCTGTCGTCATTGTTGGGTTGTTTGAAATAAACAGAGCCTCAATCTCATCAGGTGTTACAGTACGCTCATAACGATCCATAGCTGTATCAATAGCCTGTTTGATTTTACGCACATCCTTGCTGAACAATCTGTCAGGACAACGTGCGCCACGATGGTCATCATAAAATGACCTATCCATTAAACTTCTAATCAGTGATAATTCCATATAAATTCTCCATATCTGTCGGGTTACGATATTTCAAGTCATCTTTTAGTTTGAGTACACGAACATCGTTCACGTGTCCTCGTAATTCCTTTGCCATCTGTAACGTCTTAGGTAGCGCATCGGGGTCTAACGCTATGATGGCTGTTGAGAACTGTGCAAGATACCCTTTATGCGATTCTTGCAAAGATGTTCCAAGAAGCGCAACCCCGACAAAGGAACCGTAACCAACAACGGCTGCACTCACACAGTCCTCAACAACTACTGCGACATTACCACAACCATACGTGTATGGCAAGCCACTATTTCCATATCTTTTCCATTTAGGTAAACGCTTACCAATCGCACGACCAGTAGCATCTACAATTTTACCATCATGTACAACAGGGAAAACTATTCTGTCTTCTTTCACATCGTACATGACACCTACTTCATCGGGATCAAGCTTATACCGAAAACAAAAGTTTAATACAGTACGCTTATCTCTGTGAGGTATAATGTAACTAGGCAGTTCAAATGTCTGCGTAGCAAACTGTTCTGCACCACCAAACCCAGCACGTATATCATCCATAGATAGATGCACTCTAGTGCCACCCTTGATATTACAAGATGCTTTATAGCAGTTCCATACAAGAGAACCCATATTGTTGGTCACTGTGAATGTACGATAGCCACCACAGTTAGGACAATCTATCCTCTTTGTAGTTCCATTTGTAATATCCATATCACTTACAATGTTATATATATTATTCATATATTATCACTTTCCTTTGCGGCACTTGCTATGCTTATACCATGTGTTTTTCTAGCTGTCAATGCACTATCTGCACTTTGCAGTGTATTTTTTAAGTACGGTTTTACTGAAGATGGATTAGCATGTCCTGTAACCGACATAATTTGTGCCATACCGACACCTGCCTCTACCATTTCAGTTGTACCAGTCCTTCGTAAATCAGATAGCCTTAATTCATTTGACAATCCTGCTGCATCCATAATCTTACGGCTATGTAACGGCAGTTTGTATAAGCTGTAAGGTATAAACTTACCATCAATAGGCTTTGGTCTAGGTGCAACATATTGCTGAAAGCCAAAGTCCTGTTCTTGCTGCTTTAACATCTCAAATAAATCATCCTCAATGGGCAAATGTACCTCTGCCTTACGCTTAGATTGCTCAATGTAAACAGTCTGTGCATCAAAGTCGATGGCATCCCATGTAAGCAGACGCATATCACCTAGTCTTTGACACCATTCATAGGCCATGTGAGCAATCAAACCGATGTTACGGCTGCTAAAATCGCCGTAGGCGGCGTTTAGGAACTTCTGTACATCCTCCCTACCCCAAACAACCTTACGCCTGTCAGCGGCTCGTTTACGCACGTTAGCGAAAGGATTGATTACACACATCTCCATACGCAATCCGTGATTGAAGACAATGCGAGTTACTGACAGCAGGTGATTGGCTATTGAAATACCACGTTCACACCAGTCGTTGTATGCCATCTTAGCAACACGAGTTGGCATGTCTGTGTATTTGTATTGGCAGAGGGGCTTGCCCTCTACCTCAGTGTTTAGCATTACGTTTAACAGATACTTATAGTGTGCTTTAGTTTCATCACGTAAGTTCCTGTAATCGTAGGAAGAATAGTAATTGTCTACTAGTCTTTGTAAATCATACTTGGTTGCCATGATACATACTCCTCGTGAATTTCTTCTATTTCAGCGTTTCTTATATTTAACCCCCTACGATGACAACTGTGATACCACGTCTTGATTAGGTTCGATATAGCAGCTTCCTTGTGTGGTGCAGTTCCTGTCCAAGTTAATTCACCTTGAAATTTATTTGGGGAAAATTTTATTTTGTACGTTCTCATGCTGCAATCGCCTGAAACTGTGGTGAATCAATCCACTTGGCAACTTCCTGTTCTCTTGCCCACATGGACTGTGCTTCAGTGTCATTGCCAGTGTTACGAAGGTTGAACCCATTACGCTCATCGGCATAGCTGGCGTAGTTAGTAAAGGCAGAATACAATGCCCAAACATTACGTCCACGTGTGCTAACCTCTTGATTATAAAGGGTAAACATCTTCTCTGACTTGCGTTCAGATTTGACTACAGCCTCAAGCAAATCTTTAACATCAACAGTCATAAGACTTGTGTTAGCCCAACGCTGGAACTTGTCAGCAGTTTCATAAAAGTCTGTGACAGATGACTGCAACTCTTGAATGAACTTATCCAAGCTGAAGTTGCTAGTGTTCTTACGCTTGATCTTATCATAGTCACCAGTGACCATTCCATTTGTACAGAAGAAGTCGATAGCACCGAAGAAGACCATATTGCTGCATGAACCATCAATGCCATGCAAGGCAATCAGGCGAGGTGCAATGGTTGTGCTGTGCTTGTCTGTAGTGATCTTACGCAGGACGTTAGGCATAGTCATGTCCATCATAACCCATGCATTGTTACGTGCAGTCTTGTAGTTGATGTTCATGTTGTCACAGAACTCCGCACCAAGATGCTCAGACACAGCGTTGTGTGCTTGTGTGAAGAAGTCACCATGTGAGGCACAGTTAAAGCCGTTGCCTACAATGCCAATGTAGTCACCTGTGTTACCGTTGATGACATACTTTGACTTGTCAAACTTAGTTGGCTCAAAGACCACAGGGAAGTTGATGTGATCTGGTAGTAGTGTTTCGGGTGTAAAATCTAAGGGCATGATAATTCTCCTTTCATAGAGTCAATTGATATTCTTTTATATCAGTAAACTTTCACAAAGTAAAGATGGCTAGTACAACAAATAATACTATTCCTATTATAATATCCATTCTAATAGTTCCAGTATTTTACTTCAACACTGTCATCAACAAGTAACCGCCTTAACGTGTACCATGCCTGATCCATGTTGCGTAAGTCATCGTAGCTGATCTCACAGAACTCAGACACTGCTTGTCTGATAGGTACAAAAGCCTGTAGCATTTCCAGCACAGCCTGTTGTTGTTTAGGTGTCATGCTTTTCCATGTGGCAGCAGCCTGCTCTTGGTTGATTTCCCATTGTGTTTTTTCTTTTTTCTTTGTCATATCTATTCTCCTTTCAGTTTACTATTGCAGCTAAAATGTGAGCAATCAATTCTATAGTTATCCATCCAATTACATACTCCATTACTGCTTACTTCTCATCCATTGTGGCATCTCACGGCCTTTGTTATATCGTGCAAACTTCGATTTGTCAACAACGTAGAAAGCACGATAGGCCATAATAGGCCAACGCTCATCTGTCTTGAGGTCATCATGACCGCTGAAGCATTGCGGGTGTGGTGTAAGCCCTACAGCACCTTCACCTGTCTTGTTTGGTATGTGTTTGCTGCCGTGATACAACGCAGCTTTGTGTTTACCTGCGCCATGTTCTTTGCCATAGCGGTGTGTGTATTCACGCAGCATAGCGTCATACAGGGTGTATGCAAACTGGTAGTTAGCTTGTGTTTCCATAGCCCACAGTGTGCATGGATGCTTCTGATGCACAGGCTTGTACAAACCATGAGCCTCTGCATAGTCAGGTGCGTGATGCCACAGGCTAGTGCATAGCATCTGCGCTTCTTCCAATGGCATCTTGACAATGTGTTGGTCACATAGCTGCTTGGCTATGGCATCGGGATGATGGTCAATTAGAAATCTGTTCATTATATTTCTCCATAAACCATGTTCTGTATCTGTGGTAGGCTAAAAATTCTTGTGATTTAAGATCACTCACAATATTAAGTACGCTCTCCATTTTCATATCTAGTGCCACCATAAAAGCACAAGCCTCATCCCGTGTTAGTTTTGTCCAATCCCGTGTTAGCTGTATCCATATGCTATTTGGTTTAGTCATCACAATTCTCCATGTACCATGTCTTGTACTTATGATAAGCCCATATTTTGTTGGCTTCTAAGTCAAGGGTTTCCCATTCC